ATGATGAGAATCAATTCCTACCAAGATATGGAGATTGTGTGTTAACTGATATTGATGTCAATTTTGCACCAAATGGATTTGCATCTCATAATGATGGTGCACCAGTTCAAACAACATTGACATTGGGATTCCAAGAGATTGAAATTGTCACAAAAGCAAAAATTGCTTCTGGTTATGGTGCAACTTCTGGTACACCATTCAAAACAACTTCAGAATCAGTTGCAGGATTACGATAATGAAATATTTCCAACAGTTTCCTACAATTCAAATGACTGATTACAATGGCAACAATGTCAATGTAACCAATATAATGGAAAGAGTGGATGTAATTCCTAATCTATTACAAAATGCACAGTTGTTTTACTCTTATAGTATCAAAGATACTGATACACCAGACATCATTGCACAAAAATATTATAATGACAGTTATAGATATTGGATAACACTATTCAGCAACCAAACTATTGATCCAATTGGTAACTGGCCAATGAATCCTAATTTGTTTAATGACTTTTTGGTTGATAAGTATGCAAGTGCTACCGCCAATTCATTGAACATTGCTGTTGCGAATGTTACGTCTTCACAAGTCTTAACATACACACAGAACACAATTTATCAATACATCGAAACAATAACAACAACAGATTCCACTTCATCTGAATCAAATACAACAATGTATATCATCGATAGCAATGCATATGCAAACGTAGAACAAGGAACTGTAAGTGTGATATTGCCTAGTGGTGCAGGTGTTACAGTAACAACACAAGCTTATCCACAATACATATATGATTATGAAGTACAAACAAATGAAGCCAAAAGAAATATAAACCTAATCAATGTTAATTACGCCGGTTCATTAGAAAATCAACTATCTTCGTTATTAAAATAATATGTCTGCTGCAGGAATTCTTAATACAAGAGACTATGAACTAAAAAGTCTCACACTACTAACAGCTCTCGGTACTATTGAGCTGCGTCTTATTATGAATGAGATTTCATACCATGAAGATTTGTTTGGTGGTGTGGTTTCTGGTTATGTAATGATTACTGAATCCAATTCATATGCAGAATTGTTAGGCCTAAATGGTAATGAATTTTTGGTAATGATATTTGGTAAGTATGATGATCCAAATAATATAATCACCAAGAAGTTTCGTGTATATAAGATTGACAAGAGAAAATTGGCAGCCAACATGTATACAGAGGTATACACATTGCAGTTTTGCTCAGAAGAATTATTGATGTCTGAACAGTATAAGATTAGTAAGTCATATCCAAACCAAACGGTCCAAGAAGTTATTACAGATATCTGCACCAGCAAATATCCAGGAACACCTGGACTAGGAATAGATCCAAGTAGATTACAAATTGACCCAACTTATGGAACATATAGTTTTATTATACCAAATTTAAAGCCACTTGATGCTATAAATTGGTTATCAATATATGCTAGACCAGATTCACCACAATATCCTGGTTGTGATATGGTTTTCTATGAAGATAGAGATGGCTTCAAGTTTAAATCTTTGCAAACATTGACCGATGGTCGTAATGTAGTAGTATACAATAAGTATCGTTATGATCCAAAGAACACTAATGAAGGTGACTTAACGGAAGAAGTTTTCAACGTAACGACATATGAGATACTTGACTCATATGATACATTAGAAGCTATAAATTCTGGCATGTTTGCCAATCAATTGATATCAGTTGACATACTAACCAGAAAGTCGATAACTACAAACTTTGATTATCGTCAGTATTGGAATAATCCTGTAACGGGTGGTCTGAATGATTATCCGCTAACAAACAATTTCAAAAACAGAGCAGGTCAAAAGTTAAATGAGACAAGCCAAGCAAAATTGAAACTGGTATTCTCTAACTTCGATGATGCTAACAATGCAGTTGTTCAGGCTAATCCAGGTTCAGTTGCACAAAACATTTATGCAGAGACCTACATACCATACAGAACAGCACAATTAGCATTGGCTAATTATACGAGAGTAAAGATATCTGTTCCAGGTGACCCTTTGTTGACTGTTGGCAAAGTCATTCAATTTGATTTATTATCTAAAAATCCAGCAATCAAAGAACCAGATTTGTACTATTCTGGTAACTACTTGGTGACAGGAGTTAGACACATTATTACACAAAATGATTATAAAAATGTTTTAGAAATAGCAAAAGAAAGTTTGCCAAATCAGTTACCAGACATACAAGATGATTCTACAAGCTGGACTAGCGTGGTGAATGGATGAAGACAGTAAATAATTTTGCAGGTCTTAATGGGTTCTGTTGGTGGGTCGGTGTCGTTGAGAATAGAGCTGATCCATTAGCACTAGGCCGATGCCAATGCCGTATTTTTGGTTGGCATACAGAAGATACAACTATGATTCCCACCAAAGATTTGCCTTGGTGCCACCCTATGAACTCAATAAATACAGCCAAACAATTTCAACCACTAGAAATAGGAGATTGGGTGGTGGGATTTTTCATGGACGGAGAGAGCGGTCAGTTTCCAATAATGATGGGATATTTGCCTGGTTTTGCGGCCGCAAACACTTATACATCAACTTCAGGAGTTTAATATGGCAACAGCAACAGACGCATTTGCTGGTGGCATAACAGCTGCCACAAATACTTTAACAAATGCAGTAACAGGTGCTTTTAATAATGCACAGAATAATGCTGCAGCATTGACATCAACATCTTTTGTTAATTTAGCACCTACTCAAATTTTAGACACCGGTGTTTTGGTTGAATTGAAATCACCAAAATTAGCCAATGGTTTTTTCTATACATCTGGTTCACAAACACTTCCAGGTCTATCTAGAGGTTCATTAGCTAATTCATCTCTATTGAATAACAACAATGATTTGTCACACGTTTGTGATTTCAAGTTTGACTTTTCTCTTGGTATTAGTATATCAGGCCTCACGAATCCATTTACACAAATAGCAAATGCTATCAAGAATGGTAAAATGGCAGGAGCCAATGCAGTTCGAGCAGCTGTTGGCCAACTACAACAAGCATTTCGTGAAGGTTTAAAAGCATTATTAGCAGCACTAAATTTTGATCCAACAGGCCAAATCTCCTTGACGATTTCTGTTGGTAAATCTCTTGTGAGACAATTAAATGCAATAACTGCTCAGATTGCTCAGATTGCTTATGATGTTGCTTTGATTCAGAGTATTGCTACCAATTTAGAACAAATTGTTACATGGATTAAAAGTTTACCTGGCCAAATTCAAAAATTGTTACAGCAATGTTTGACAAACTTTCAAACATCTTTGACTAATACAAACAACACAATAAAGAATGCCACAAACATTAAGAACATTGTTAATAATATAGGACAACAAGCAAACAATGCAGCCGATGCAGCTTCAGCGAACACAAGTGCTTCTATGATGGCTATTATTAATGGTACAGCCGGTACAGCGGCTATTACAAGTCTCATCAATTCGACAGTTGCATCTGCGCCACCATCATCTGGTGCAACACAAAAGACAGCATCTAGTCCCTAAGGATATTGAATGGCAACACAACCAAGTTTCTTTACAGCATGGACAGAGCCTGAGTCGGCAGCTAATGCCACATATCAGCCTGTATTTCCTTACAACAATGCAACACAAACACCAAGTGGACATTCATTTGAGTTGGATGACACTCCTACAAGGGAACGTGTAAGACTGCAACACCGTTCAGGTACATTTATTGAGATGCATCCTAATGGTGATGAGGTGCATAAGGTGTATGGTGATGGGTATGAGATTACTATCAACAACAAAAATATGTTGGTTAAAGGCCGCCTAAAGATTGAGGTCCAAGGAGATTGTGAGATACATGTCCAAGGTGACCTAATAGAACAGATTGACGGTAACGTAGAACAACACATCAAAGGCAATTTCTCACAAGTTGTAGAAGGTGTCAGTAGTATGACCTCTCAAGGCGACATGATTATCAATGCAGCTGGCGGACTAACAGGTGGTTTGAAACTCAA